TCTGACTAAGCGGGGCAGTTGTGAGGAGGGCAGGACGTCCCTCTGGAGAACTAAGCCTAGCTTAGAACGGAATGCTATCTTCTGGCAAGGACGAAGATGCAGATTGTTGACCTTGTTGTTTGTCGCTTATCTGAAAAGACATATAAGGTTTACCATCTTTCATGCGTCTCCACCCAGCAATCCGTTTGTCTTCACCAACGGGGCCAGAGTAATCGGGTGCTGCATCATTGCCCTTCTTGTCATTGTCAAACATTACGGCCATCTTCTGATAGACCTCGACAATACCACGACCGTCTTTGGTCTGGTCTTTGACAAGAACTACTTTTGAATCCACGCCTTCTACGTTGACCTTGCCTTGCAAGATCATTTGCTGCGTTGGGAATGGTGTAAAGGCTGCGCCTCTGTTTGTATCGTCATATTCTGCCATGCTTCTGGCTCCTGTATTATGTGGCTACCAGCCACTGCTCTTGTTACCACTGTCTTGATCGTACTTGTTACCATCCATCTTACCTAAGAAGATGTCAGCATCACAGCCAATGTGTGACAGTGCTTTGGTTAGGCCATCAGTGATAGCCATCTTCGGTGCATCCTCAGCCATACGACCCTTGGCTGCATCAAAGAACTTACGGCACCCTGTGAAGGGGCCAAATGAATTTGCTGGCGATGTATGCCAGACAGTAACATGCGCTAGTACAGCGCTGTCTCCGTTGCTCACAGGCACGATCTCTGTTGTGTTGTGCCAACCCCAGCCTTCACCGACTGGTCCGAACTGCTCAGTCATCTTCTTAACTTGGTATTGCGGATCGATGGCGGTAAATGATCGGCTGCCGAAGCTGACCTTCTTCAGATATTTGGGGTCTGAAGAGGCCAGCTTGTCCCAGATGTTGAGGTTATTAGTCATTGTTGGTTCTCCTTGTTATGCGGAGTGATCCCCGCTTGTCTCGTTTGATTGTAAGGTGGTCGCAGTAAACTTCTCTTTCGTTGCTGCCGACCATGTTCTTGAGATCTTTCTTTGCGTTCTCGAACACGCGGTTGTGTTCGTATCCGTTGATGTAGGTAACTGCTGCGTCGATGAACTGGTTGTCTGTGCTGGCGTCTCGCTTGACCATGTTGTCCACCTCAATCTTGTCAATGGAGATGCTTGGCGTTTGAATACCAATCGGTTCTTCGTCGCGTACAACGTAACCCCAGAAATCTGACACCACCGCCCACATAGAATTGAAATACTTGTGGTTGTACGAGACATAGGTTGATTCCCATTTGCTGTTGCCAAAGATTACTGAGAAATATGCGCCATCTGCATCTGACAGGTAGCAGTACAATTGTATTTGCGGCATGTAGTATTCGATAACATCATCTATAGATTTGTATGGGTTGGTATGCTTGGCCTCGACAATACGAGATCCCCAGCGAGCATCGATCATGCCCTTGGCTGGAACAGTGCCGATCATATCCTCTAGCTCTTCTTGATGACCAGACAGTACGCAGCTGTGCTCTTGCTCAAACCATTTAAGATTGAAGTCTTCAGTCCAGCTACCGAGTTGTACTGCAATATTGCGAGACAAGTCGTCTGACTCTACGCGACCAGTTTTGATCTGCCATAGCTCAAGCCAGTCGCCATTCATAATTTTTACGCAGTCGCTGCCGCCTATGAAACCTTTACGCTCCATGACGCAACCTTGCATTAACACCTAGATTATAAATTAGCTCATCTTTAAGTGAGCTTACCATTTCATAACTTAGCTCTATGCTTTCAGCTTTGATTATATCATCTAGTCGAGACAATACATAATACATACAGATGCGATCATCCATATCAGTTCTCCTTATTATTATATAGGTTAGACTACTGCATACTTGCAGCTTACTCAAGATATTTTTTAAGGTCAGCTTCTGTAATGTCAGTAAGTTCAAGCAGTTTTTTTCGCTGCTCGCCTTTGAAGTATGGCTCACCAACAGGCTCACCGTTTTTGATACGCTTGGCTATAATCTCATACTCATCCAGTACATAAGTATACTTCTTGTATTCTCTAGCATAGTGCGGTGAGCTTGTGGCTTTTGTAATGTGTGCATCCCACACACTACTAGCTACTGCATTGCCTAATGATTTAGGTTTCTTCATTGTCATTGTCCTTTGGCATTAGTTTAAATTCATAGAGGCCGTTGCCTTGGTAGCGGCGCTCTACAATTCTGTTGCCAAATTTTTCTTTTCTTAGATTTCTTATTTGTGCAGACACACTTGGCTCTGGGAAGTTAAGATCATTTGAGATTTGCTTTACAGATAGCCAATCATTATTCTCCATGTACATTCTTACTTGATGTATTTGATGTGTAAGTCTTGGTTTATCTCGACTAGAAACATAATCGTCTCCATCAAATTCAGCTGTTATTTCTTTCTGCATTTGCGTTCTCCATAAGTTTAAGGAATTGATCACCGCTCATGATGACCAGAGTTTGCGGACTTCCTGTCCGTCTTTTATAGAAGGCAATGTCTCGCCTATCTAATACTGTAAATGGACTAGGGAAGTTGGACTTATCCCTATACTTTACTTCTCCCACCAATTCTTGTCCGAAGAGTTCGAGCTTGATGTCGCCGCTATACTCTCCTCCCAAGCTGCCTGAGAGGGGTTGCCTTTTCGCTTTGATCTTCGCTTTCGTAAGCCAGTCGACGAACCACTTCTCGTGGTAAGTTCCTTTGTTCTTGTTACGGTTTGCCATTTGTCCTCCTCATAGCAATGAAGGCAGACATACCAATGCTTCTCGTAAGTAGCTGCGCCATTGTTTTTAAGTATTGCAACGAACCAAGTGGTAGTGGTTTGACACGCAATGCAATCAATCGCGCTTTTTGACTTCGATGTCATAGCCTAAAGCATCCAGCCAACACATCAGCATGAATCCAGATGGGATACGCTTCTGTGCTTCCCACTTGTGGATCAGTGATACAGTGCATCCGATTTTATGAGCTAATGCTTCTTGGCTTAAACTTAGCTCGTACCGAGCGTCTGTTAATATCTTTACCAGAAGATCGTAGTCTTTCGGTATGCTCACGGGCTTGTTGTATCGAGTGAAGTTCTTCGATAGCATTGATTACTTTCACTGCGGTATCGTATCTCAGTTCGGTGTCTCCGTTTATTGATCTATAATAAGTAGACGTTGGAACGCTGGCTCGTTTGAAAGAGGTGAGCAGAGAGATGTCTGTTTCCTCTGCTCTATCTTGTAGGTGTTTTAGATACGACTTCATACTGCACTAATGCAGCAAGTTACTCATCGTTGTCAAGATCCTCTGGTTCTATTTCAATCTCACAGTCACCGTTGCAATTAAAGCAAGTGTCTTTGTACTCTTCTTCGTAGCCTACATCGACATCAAAACCTTGCCTAATAAACCTAGTGTAAGTCAGAGTGCCATGACCGTAGCACTCTGGGCATTCAATATGGGATGTGGTCATCAACATCTGGTATGTCATGGTTGTCCTCCCAAGCTTTGGTTGCACGTTGCAGAAACTTCTCACGATTAAAACGTGGATTAGTTTTCTCTAGCTCATCAGCTATTGAGTGTAGGTGAGAGGGCCAACCTACCATTGGCCCAATCGTGTCTGCAATAAATTCATAGTGTTGTTTACTCATTCGCATTTTGCATCTCCTTAACTTTACGTTTCAACGTTGCGAGCATTTCATCTAACTCTGCTAAAAGTTTCTTCATGCCATCTCCGTCCATTGTTTTGATTTCATTGCGCTGGCAATCTGTAGTTCACGATTGTATTTAGCAATCTCTGGTTTGCGCAGATCTTGTGTGTGCGTAGCCCAATAAGTAAGGCAGTTGTATAGCGCCCACTTATTGGAGCCGAGGCTGCTGCGCTCGTCGCTCCAAATACTTAGCAAGTTTTCCAGTTGCTTTTCGTTGGTCTTGGTGACTGATTGCTGGCGTGTGAATGCTTTGCAGACAGTCTTCTTAAAGAAGTTCTCGATCTGTGGTTGCTCTAGCTTGGTGTGCATCCAGCTTTGCCAGACATCTTTGCGAGATTGAAAGTGCTCAAGGCCATTGATTACCTTGGCTGCTGCGCCTTCGACGTTGATCGATGCAGTGTGCTTGTATCTACTGCGGGCCACTGTGTCCGGTGTGGTGCAACCATTGAGGCACCATAGCCGTAAGCCATTGGCTTGCTGAGAGAAGGACCAAGATGCATCGTAGCTATTGAAGAAGCTAACTCGGAACTTAATGTAGTCACCGACTGCTGGTTCAACAGTAAGATTATTAAATAGTATTTCACCTCTTAGCTTGCGACCGTCTTCAAGCACATCGACGCTGACTTCATAATCGTCTGATAGATCTGCTGTCTTGATCCCATCGAGAACTGAGTTGACTACATCATCGTGCGATACAATCTTGTAGCGTGAGCCATGTACGCCCAACACCTGATCGGTGTCGGTACGCACAACAGCTTGATGACCAGCAATGATATTGCCAAGCTGATCATGGATTGGTTGTTGCTCAACTGGAAAGTTGAAGTCGTTCATTGAGAAATGTTTCATGCTATACCTCCTCTAGTTTTGCATGTATTTCTGCAAAGCATGTTATGATTTGCCTTAGTGAAATGGGCCGTCTGAAATCTTCAGCCACGTCTAAGTTTGCATCAACAAATGAAAAGAATTCATGAAGCAATTCGATGTCATCTTTTACAAACATTACCGACACAGGTAAGTCTGCATAATCAATATAGTTGAGTTTCATGTTAGTTCTCCTTATACGTCTATAGTTATAGTTGCGTTGTTGATCTGCTCATGAATTAAATCAACAAGCTCATCTGTATAATCAGATATATCCCAGTCCTTTGGGCTTTGCTGATGCAGTTCTTCGCGCACTACTTCACGAATGTATTGCACGATCAGTGTGTTTAATTGAGTTGAATTAAGATCCATGTTAGTTCTCCGTTGGTTATGTCCTGCATTATTGCAGTGACAATAGCTAATGTCATTAGTTACGTTACGTCACTTTGTTGAGGATATAAATCTTCATAATGCATATATCTCTGAGCTATTAGCTGTAATCTTTTAAAGACAGCTTCATTCTTTTGTAGCTTTTCCAATGTTCCTAAAGCTCCATTGCATGAATCACATAGAAGATGTCGAACAACTTTTATTGAGGTGTCATGCTTATGGTCTACAACATATCTAACATGCTCATTGAATGGACGCTTACATCCATCGCAGCAATATTCTTGCCACTCTAACTGAGCATCTATCCACCTTTGATCTATGCCATAGCTTTGCTTTAATCTTTGAAACTTCTTTTGAATTGGCGTGCTTGGCATTTACTCAATCCTTTTTTGGTTTTCGTTTTGGTTTTACTTGTGGCACCTCGTGCTGGTGAATGACGCATTGTATTTCGCCATGAATTAGATCCGAGTTAAGCTCGACGTAATGGTCGCATTCTTCTGGCGAAGAGAATGCAACGAGCGCAATCCAAACTGTCTTGAGCATGCTGTCTCCTAAGTTAGCAATGATAAGCATAGAAACAGTGCCGCGAAGAGCGACACTGCTGTGATGAAATCGAGCGGTGATGGTATCATCCGTAGAACATATCGGCTAAGTCTCCAAAGTAATCAGCTGGTTCTGGGAAGTCTAAGTAATCTTGAAGGTTAATTAGTGCGTTATACATTGTATTATCTCCATTGATGCAATGAATAGGGCGACCGTTAAGCCGCCCTGATGGTTAACCCAAGATGCGCTTGAGTTCGTTGGCATCTCCAAGCCCATCTGATTTGTAAGTGCGCTTCGGCTTGTGCGTCCAAACTTCGCCTTGTGTTACCTCGGTGTAAACATTCTTGTCTGCTTCGTGACGCTCTTGAAGCTCTGCTAACTCAGCCTCCATCTTGCGATAGAGTGAGATCTTCTTGCCGATGTTAATGTCAACAACTTCCTGTCCTGCTGATTCAGCAAGGGATGCAAGCTCGTTCTTAGTTACTGACATTTGCTCTGACTTCCATTCGATAGAATTGAAGCTGGTGTAGCAAGCATCTCTGGCAATACTTATGCGAAGATATTCATTGTGGTCACCTTTATGATGGTTAATTACCGTTAGCTTGAGATCGAAAAGTGTAGGTGTAGCGTTCTTCTTAGTCATGTCTAGTTCTCCTGTGATGTGGTGCGAGGACTATCCCCGCACGGCGACTTGAAGCACGGAGCAGAAACGCCCAGAGGCGCTTGCAGTTCGCAATATCCGAGGAACGAGTGTTGTTGCGAACTGTTTCTGCCCGATGCTCAACAAAGACGGGCAGGGGATAACCGCAGCCTCCACTCACAGGGGAACGCCAGACATGCCTAAGACAGGACGATGCGCCTTAAGCTTTTCGTTCTCAGGCTGGCGGTCTTTTAGTAGGCATCATTTTTAGGAGGTGGACCGCAATGAATACGCATAAGTATGGTCAGAGATCTTGCCGCCAGCTTTGGTTCTATTGGATGGCAGTCTGAGCCAGTAACTAGGGACGGGCTTGTAGCCGAATCAGCAGGGCAGGGAGATGTTGCCATCGGCAAGTCACTCTATGCAAGATGGTGAGTTAGCGCTTCAAGTGCTCACGGAGTAGACTGTTTGCAGCGGGGTGACGCAAGGCTGGGCGCATCAGCCGGAGTGTGCTTGCACGTCAGATGCGAGGAGATGCCTATGAACTAGCGTGTCTTGGCGTCACCATCTAGGGCGCTTAGCGGTTGTGCTATTTATGGTGTCAACTGGAATAATCAGGTGTGACGTAGGGTAATTAGTATAGTTACGTAACGTCACTCTTGACAAGCACTGTAGAAATAGTGTCGTAATGGGGGGAGAGAGGGAGAGGGGGGCTAGTGAATGAGATATAAGCCCCAATGTTTAAACAATCCTTCTTAATGATAGCTTGCTGCATCTAGCAAACACAGACGACAGCAGTTAGCTATATGTTAGTCACNGCTGAGAAGAAGGATTGATATGGTTCCTGCTAAGAAGTTAACTGATAAACANGCTGCGCTGGTGGATATAATGGTAGCAAAAGGATTGCCTCCNGCTAAAGCTGCNATNGAAGCTGGGTATGCTGAAGGCAAGGCTGGATACGTCTCAGCCTATAGAGCTTTGAAGACAGCCCATGTGCAGCAGTACATGATGCAGAGAATGAATGAGGAGTTTGGGATTAGCGCTACTCTAGCTGTTAACACAGTGCGTAGGCTGTCACAGGGTGCTAAGTCTGAGTATGTTCAGCTTGAAGCTAGTAAGGATTTATTAGACAGGGCTGGCTACAAGCCTATAGATAGAAGCCAAGTACAGGTGGCTGGTGACATCAAGGTGAGCATAGATCTAGGGTAATTCGTTGCTGGCTATGGTGTGACAGTGGGGGTAGGGGGAAAAGTTAGCTAGTTAGTTACTGTAATAGTCCCTCTCTCACATTATTAGCCCTAAAGGTTTGTGCATTGTCAGTTATATTTTTTTTAGTGTAGGGGTATTTCATGAGTAGGTATAAGAAGAAGCCAGAGGCACAGCCACCGCGAGCAGATATGACTGTTGTGAAGGCTGCATTGAAGAGTGTTGGATATGGTAGCGAAGAAGTATCAGAATCCTGAGGGCGGCTTGAATGCTGCTGGTCGNGCTTATTTCAAGCGGAAGGAGGGGTCTAATTTAAGGGCTCCTGTTAAGAAGACTCCTTCTAAGGAGAGTAAGGATTTTGGCCGCAAGGTTTCTTTTGCTGCTCGGTTTGCTGGTATGAAG